ACTCCTAGGATTTACTTCGCTTCATTGAAGTTGAAGTAAACAGCGGTATTCCACCGCTGCCAGTTGAACCACCCGGTAGGGTGGGTCACCTCGCGGTAATCCCAGTATGGGACTACCACTGGCATCCGGCGGTATCTAACTCTGTCATGCCTGACAGCAATAGATCCACCGTTAAGCCATCTAGCGAGAAACGAAACATACACCCCAGAAGGGTTGTATGTTCGCGAGTGACACATCCGTGGAACACAAATCTTATCCTCTAAGAAGCGTATTAAACGCGGTGATGACTGCCAACGCCAGTAGACTAAACTACCGGTATTAGCGTCAACACCACGCGGATACGCCATAGAGGACGGGACATGGATTCCAGCAGACATGTTTTCGGATGGGGGGACAGGAAGCCAAGTTACTGTTCGTAACAAGGCCTGAACTGTCCTTCTTAACCGAATACCTGTTCTCATCGAGAAGAGGTTCAACTCGTTTATGACCGCTAGTCTATCCTGCTGGGATCTAAGTCGTTTGACATAGACTCCGCGGATATTTCTACCATTAAAGTAGTCATATCCACAGGATTCGCGGAACGGACCTTCGATGAAGGTCTTATCAGAATTGACCTGGAATCCTAGAATGTCTAGGAGGCGCAACACATACCTTACTGCAATAGTAGGGCATATGATGTCGTCCCCAAAGACACCCCAGTTTCCCGGGTCATTGCCACGAGGGTTACGGATATTACTACCCGCGACCTTCATGGCAGCTCTGACAACACTAGAGAAAACTATCGTCTGCAAAGGGAACGTAAAACCGTTCCCCATTGTAGATATCATGTTTAACTCTAGTTCTCCCATCTTAGGATGCTTGGTTACAGGGCAGCGATATCGATTTAACTCACGAAGGACCTCCCTGGGAAGGATGCAAAGAAGCATCTTATTCCCAAGAGAATCCGACGCAGAGCTAAGATCAATAGTCACGAACCCTAAGCCTTTGCTTCCCATCTGGGCGAGCTCTCGATTCTTGAAGGGCTGTTTATCCATTTCGATTCCGAAATAGTTGGACAGCCTCAACTCAAGTAACCTGCCGATACCAAGCTGAAAGAACATATTCAGACTTGGCTCAGTGCAGATCGATCGGGAGATTTTGTCGTCCTTTGGCACAAAGCTAAGATGACTTCCTGCGACTATAGACGAATCACCATAGGTCTTCTGGCGGAATTCCTCCGCACGAGACCAATCAGGGAATTTCGAGATATAGCGCTTATACCAACGGTATAAAGACAGGTCTGTACAGCTCAATTTGGACGAAAACAGCTTTGTATAGCTGTCTTGTCCTCTTGCCTCAATACTCGAGCCTGGTCCGCAACGTCCATGATTAAGGACGTTGAGGGGGCTCAAGTCCAGAGGCAGTCCATCTGGGTAAAAGAAATTGTCCAGCTCTCGTTTAAGAGAGTTGAACAAGATCTCATCCAGAGTAGACTCAAGCTGAAGCTCCCATCGTTTACACCGGTCATTGACCGAGAGAAACTTCACTGTAGCTCGCTCGTCTAGAGCCTGATCGTTCTCAACCTCAAATTTCTTGAGGAAGGACTTCAGGATAGAATGAGACGCTGCTACATGATGGGAACACCCAACAGGAGGTCGGTCTAATCGTTGAAGTTCATCAACGGTTATACCTTCCAACTGTTCAGACAGATCCTGACGCAGGAGGAAGAAAAGAGCTACAGGCTTAACTGCCATGACAACTCCCTCTTCATTCGCGCCCGTAATGTCTGAAATGATTTCTCGTGAGAGAAACCATACCAAGTAGGAACTGCGAAGAATACATAAGTGTGCTCAACTCCGTCCTTAATAAGGGGGAGAAGAACAGCAAATCGTACTCGATAGCAGGAGGGACAGACTACAGTTTCGTCAGCATCAGAGCCTATTTCAGAGGCTCGAAAGTTTCCGATCCTATAGACTGGTCCAACACCACTAATGCAGGTGAAGCCATAGATCTTGCAGCGTAATTCCTTGCGGATATACGCTACATGTGATCTGTTGCAGCACTCTGCGTTGATGGTGTAACTATTGGTTGCATTTTCTGACATAAATCCTCCGTTATAAAACGAGAAGGAACAGGACTATTGCTACCGGAATATTTTCCGGCGGCATAGCCAACGATGAGCAAGATAAGGGTCTTACGACTCTCACCTTTTACGAAGGCCAATAGGTCCTTAAAGGACACCATTGACAGCCGTATCTCCAAGTCCGGCACTCTGTTGAGACAGAGCACCGAAAAGGAGGCTCAGGGCTGCGCGAACATTCGGAGCGTCATAGGCGTCGGCACCAGCTGGAACGTCGACTTCGACGCGAACCATCATGATGTCCGGCGCCTGATTCGCCGCATAGTTCACGCCCTTGCGAACAAGGTACACGTGACGGTTGCGGGGAATCGGCCCGTATCTACCAGTCACTGGATTCGGTGTTGGAAGAGCCTTCGGGTTCTTCGGCCGATTCACAGTGATGGTAAACGGATCAGACACCGCATGTGTCCGGACTCCAGTCTGCGTACCACCAATGGCGGTTACCGCATGCTGTTTTCCATTCACATCCGGGGCGGTATCAGCCGCTACCGTATAGGTAGGACTGGTAAAGCCCGTCTGAGCCAAGCCTGTTACAGGCGTTGTAAGAGCATATGCCATGAGAGCAATTCTCCAAGTAATGCGATGGTGTCATACATCAACGGCGTGAAGCCGCTGACTACCGATATCGCTGGCTCGCAAGAGCTGCGATATTAACAAATTGACCTCGGTAGAAAGGAAGATGGATACTTAAGGTAGGAATTACCTTATTTCCAGTCCAATCTATCCGAGTTATCGACTTGTTTGACACCTCTGCTCGAGCTTCTCCGGTGTTAGAGGATGTATAACGTTCATGTTGGGGGTCAGTAATAGGGACAGGTCCTAGGCCAACCATGAGGTAATTTGAAATTGCCTCATTTTTGAAACTACGATACTGCCACCTAACTGCCGACCAACCGAACGCAACAGCATCCAACATATCACCGACATTCGTGAAGTAATCGACTAGAAAGCTGTAGGGAATAAGTTCCCAAACAGCTGGTAACACGTCTCTCCATGACACACCAAGAAGTTTTAACTTACCTGGTGCAGTGGAGTAACCATGGCTGAGGCCAACCTCTCCGGTATATTTGATATCACAATCGTGCTTATCAAATGACCGCTTGAGTCGGCGCATATAGCCTAGATCGGCGCTGCCAACGAATTCGTTGACAACCCGTTGTACGTTACCTTTCCCTTGAGCGTGGCGGTAATCCGTCCAACTATCGTTCATTTTGCCGAGAGCTTTCGCTCCGTCAAGAATGTCTTTAGTTAGGGGAACCCACCCAAAGGCATATTCTAGCCAAGTATCCGTGACGATCTTGCGATGAGACTTCTTGGGCTTACCCCTTAACCGTTTCTTTACGGAAGGAATGTACTGTCCTAAGATACTCTCAAATAAAGCACGTCCCGGTCTCCGAATCATATTCAGGGTTTCTGCCAACTCTCCAGCCGCCACAAGGCCTTGAAGGGCCCGTTGCGACGACCAAAGAGATTTGACATAATTCCGAATAGCGAGGAGCTCAGCCTCTGCCTCGATGCTGGGATTGATACTCAACATCGAAGGAAACTGGCCTAGATAACCAGTTTGCTTGTAGGATACCGTCTGATAAACCACACCGTTGTTATCCAGGAATTCCTTGGTTGTGTCGGCAGAAGACCAAGATACGTAGCCAGACTGAGCTGTTCCAACAATGTTAGAGCAGGCAGACTGGTGCGCCTTAATCTTCTCCTTCCAACCAGGGACTGGTCCTGGGTCAGTCCGGGTAGAATCCAAACGAAGTCGGCTGACGTTAGGAACAGGCGGAGGACGTGGACCATTACCGGAATTCCAGAAATCATTCTGGACGGTAATATCCAAGTACTCCGTTTTGCTCTTACTTGCCACGACTTACTCCTAGGCTAGAGGATGGAAATGTCCGAAAAATCTCGGACTTCACCTAAATCGCAGTATTGCGACACGG